TTTGGTGAACCACCTGAAGAAGCAGATGATGAAGTAAATGCTGCAGTAGCAGTAGCAGCTGATGAGATTAGTGGTGATGCTGCAGCTGCAAGAGAATCGGGTGAAGAGGAGTAATTATAAATAAATAAGAAATGACTTTGTATCAATAATGGCACTTAAACCGATAGGAACGTGTATAACTCAGGTCACTGCTGCTGTGGCAGCAAAAACTGGGCCGATTGCACATAAATCCGATACACTTAGATTATGTGCTATTACCAAAGAAGCTCATGTAAAAGTCTCACTTGCCGCTGATCCAACAGCAACCGCAGCAGACTTTTATATTCCAGTAAATACAACTGCTTCTCTCAGTATTGGTAACCCAAGTGCTAATAGGGTAGTAGGAATCACAACTGGTGCTACTACCCTAATTGATTTCCCAGAAGGAACTGGTTCACCATTTGGTGTGGGAGATGCAGTTACTTTAAGTGTTTCTGGTCAAGACTATTATGATTTTGAGCATAAGCTTGTAACTAATGTAGATAACTCTGCTAGTAATAGTGGGTATTTTAGTACAAGAATTACAGTTAATAGTGATACAAGTGGAATTGTTACTGCACTTACTAGTCAAAATGCTGAATTGAGAGGATCTTTTAAAGTTTCTGCTTTAGCAGATGGTGCTGGTAAACTCTATATACAACAAGTTCAAATCACAGGGGAAGGTTGATGAAACTCATTAGAGAAGAAATTGAATCAGTTGAATTTCTAGTCGAAAATCGTGGCGGCAAGAAATCAATGTATATTGAAGGAGTTTTCCTTCAAGGTAACATCAAAAACCGTAATGGTAGGATGTATCCTTCAGAGGTTCTTCGCAAAGAAGTTTCTCGTTATAATGAAGCTCATATCCAATCAGGTAGAGCACTTGGAGAACTTGGACATCCCGATGGTCCAACTGTAAACCTTGATAGGGTTTCACATAAAATCATTTCTCTAAAAGAGAATGGACAGAATTTCATTGGTAAAGCCAAGATTCTTGGTACACCGATGGGTAAAATTGCATCTTCACTTATTGAAGAAGGTGTAAAACTTGGTGTTTCCTCTCGTGGTATTGGTTCTTTAAAACCAACCAAGGAAGGATTTAATGTAGTCGGAGATGATTTCATGCTAGCAACTGCTGCTGATATCGTTGCTGACCCTTCTGCTCCCGATGCTTTTGTTGAGGGAATTATGGAAGGAAAAGACTGGGTATGGGATGGAGGTATTCTGCGTGAGAAGTTTGCAGTTAAGACCTACAAGACCATTAATACCCTAGTTGATCAGAAGAAATTAGATGAGCAAAAACTTGGCTTATTTAATGATTTCTTATCAAACATATAAAACTTCTAAATAAATATAGATTTCAACAGGAATTTCGGAGAAACTACAAATGGCTCGTGGTACTAAATTACAAGAAATGGAAAAGAGCGTTGCAGAATCCAATGCTGTGACTGCTAATGCAGCACCTGCACAGAAGGTTGGCACACTTAATAACCCACCTCAAGGATTAACGCCTATTGAAGACTTGGGTGGACCAACACCTGAGAACTACAAACCAGATGATGATTCTGCGAAGTTAAAAACTCCTGGCGGAACCCTTAAGCAAGTTAAGGATGTCGTAAACAAAGGCGCAGGAAAAGCAGAACCAATGAAAGGTATCACAGCAACAGCCGCCCTCAAGTCTGGGGACGAAGTAGAACTCGAAGCAGACCAAGAGGTCGTTGCTGAAGAGCCAACAACTGCAGAAGTTGTTGAAGAAATTGTAGACGACACTCCTGAAGTTAACATCGAAGATGATGTTAATGCTCTCCTTGGCGGAGAAGAACTCAGCGAAGAGTTCAAGGCAAAGGCCAAGACAATCTTTGAAACTGCCGTTAAGACTCGTGTTAACGAGGCGAAGGCAGAAATCGAAGCATCACACGCCGCAAAACTAGAAGAAGAAGTCGCTGCTGCTAAGGGCGAACTCTCCGAGCGTGTTGATTCTTATCTGGAATACGTTTCAGAAGAATGGTTTACTGAGAACCAACTTGCTGTTGAGCAAGGTCTCAAAACCGACCTTACAGAATCATTCCTTGGTGGAATGAAGAGTCTTTTTGAAGAACATTATGTATCAATCCCTGACGACAAATATGATGTACTTGAGAGTATGGTAGAAAAACTTGATGATATGGAAACCAAACTTAACGAGCAAATCGAGAAGAACATTGTACTAAACGGTCGCCTTGGCGAATCCGTTGCTAATGGTATTCTTGAATCTGTTGCTGATGGCCTTGCTGCCACTCAGAAAGAGAAGCTCGCTACGCTTGCCGAAAGTGTAGAGTTTGAAAGTGAGACAGAATATCGTGAAAAACTGGAGACTTTGAGGGAATCTTATTTCACTCAATCAAAAGTGTCTTCAGGTCCTAAGTCCGAAAACCTTTCAGAAGGTGTAGACCATGCTGGTGCTGATGTATCAGGTTCCATGGCTGGCTATCTGAGTACACTTTCTAGACTTAAGAAGTAAAACTGAATTTTTAATTAAACAAACTAAACACATTTAGGTAAAAAGCAAATGTTCCAAACAGAACAGTTGCAGGAAAAGTGGGCCCCACTTCTAGACTATGACGGTCTTGAGGAAATTAAAGATCCTCATCGTAGAAGTGTAACCGCAGTCCTGCTAGAAAACCAAGAAAAATTTTTAAGAGACCAAAGTAGCTTTGGTGAGTCAGGTATGCTTTCTGAGCAGCCTACTAACTGGACTAACTCTAGTGCTTCCAGTGCTGGTTTTAGTGCTGACGCTGCTGCTGCTGGTCCTACTGCAGGTTTCGACCCTGTATTGATTAGTCTAATCAGGCGCTCTATGCCTAACCTAGTCGCTTATGACTTGGCTGGCGTACAACCTATGAGCGGTCCTACTGGACTAATCTTCGCAATGCGTTCACGCTACACTGATCAGAGTGGCAACGAAGCATTCTACAACGAAGCAGATACTGCATTCTCTGGTCAGAATGCTGGATTTGGTGCAACAACTGGATGGGCAAATGAAGCCGCTGGTATTGGTACTACAGTTCAAACTGGTACTAACCCTGCAGTTCTTAACCCAACATCCGCTGCCAAGAACCTACTCTATAATGTAGGCGAAGGTATGCGTACCGACTACGCTGAAAAACTTGATGGTACTACTGATAGTGCTTTCAACCAGATGGCATTCTCAATCGAGAAAGTCACTGTTACAGCGAAGTCACGTGCACTAAAAGCTGAGTACTCATTAGAACTCGCTCAAGACCTTAAGGCAATTCACGGTCTTAACGCTGAAGCAGAACTTGCAAACATCCTTAGTACTGAAATCCTCGCTGAAATTAACCGCGAAGTTATCCGTACAATCTACAAGGTTGCTGAGCAAGGTGCCGTTTCTAACGTTGCTACCGCCGGTGAATTCGACCTAGACATCGACAGTAACGGTCGTTGGTCTGTTGAGAAGTTCAAAGGACTTCTGTTCCAGATTGAAAGAGATGCTAACGCAATCGCACAAAGAACTCGTCGCGGAAAAGGCAACATCATCATGTGCTCTGCTGACGTAGCGTCCGCACTGACCATGGCTGGTGTTCTTGACTACACACCCGCACTCAACGCTAACCTTAACGTTGATGACACTGGTAACACCTTCGCTGGTGTTCTGCAAGGTAAGTATCGTGTATACATCGACCCTTACTCTGCTAACCTCACTAGCGGCAACGCTTCTGGTGGTAATCAGTACTACGTTGTTGGTTACAAAGGTTCCTCACCTTATGACGCAGGACTCTTCTATTGTCCTTACGTTCCGCTCCAAATGGTACGTGCTGTCGGAGAAAACTCCTTCCAGCCCAAAATTGGCTTTAAGACCAGATATGGTATTGTTGCCAACCCATTCGCCGAGGGTACAACCCAAGGACTTGGTACTCTTACAGTTAATGCTAACCGCTATTACAGGCGCGTTGCTGTTAAGAACCTCATGTGATATAGATGGATATATTCCATTCACACTTACAAGACCTGCTTTACGCGGGTCTTTTTTTATGCTATCATATTCACTATGAATAACATCAAACTTTATAATGATGATTGTATGAATATACTCCCGTCTCTTGCAGATGGGAGTATTACTTTAACATTAACTGATATACCTTATGATGAAGTAAATCGTAAGAGTGGTGGATTAAGAAATTTGGATAAAAGTCATGCAGATATTATTACCTTTCCTTTAGATAAGTTTATTGATGAAATTGTTAGAGTAACTTCAGGAAGCATTTATATATTTTGTGGTTCAGTTCAAGTATCACATATTCGTAATAGACTTATTGAACATGGATTATCTGTAAGACATTGTATATGGGAGAAAAGTAATCCTTCACCTATGAATGGACAGCATATGTGGTTGTCTAGTATTGAAAATTGTGTTTATGCTAAAAAGAAAGGTGCATATTTTGATATTAGAGAACGCTGTAAAT